AAAATGTGAGGTTTTAGCAATGGAAACACCAAAAATCACGAAAGTGGAGCTTGAACTGGATGCTGTTTCTGGTGAACTCCGAGTAATGCACGACCTGTTGAACATCTTTGCCAACTGGTTTGAGGAAACGCACAAGACCGATATGATCAAGCGGGAGCGCACCAGCGAGCTTGTGAGCCAGATTTGGAGAGAAGCCCCGATGTACAACTCCATGCTGACGGCCCTGTTTGCATCCCTTACCGGTCTGGAAAAGGAAGTAGACGAAGTACTTAACTATCAAATTGCAGAACAAGAGGTAAACGCATGAGTAACATCCAGATTTTCAACTACCGGTCCAACGAAGTCCGCACCGTAGAGATGGGCGGCGAACCGTGGTTTGTCCTCAAGGACGTGTGCACAGTGCTGGGCATTTCCCACATCACGGACACCGCCAAGCGCATGGATGAGGATGAGGTCGGTCAGACCGAGGTCATCGACAGCATGGGTCGCAAGCAGTCCACCTACATCATCAATGAGAGCGGCCTGTACAACGTCATTCTCCGCAGCGACAAGCCGGAAGCCAAACCGTTCCGCAAATGGGTCACGTCCGAGGTGCTGCCCTCCATCCGCAAGAATGGCGGTTACATCGCCGGACAGGAGCAGCTCACCCCGGAAGAGCTGATGGCAAAGGCGCTGCTTGTGGCAAACAAGACCCTTGCAGACCGGGAAGCCCGCATCTGTGAGCTGACCGCACAGAACAGTCAGCTCACCGTGGAGAAGCAGATCATGCAGCCCAAGGCCGAGTATTTTGACGAGCTGGTTGACCGCAATCTGCTGACCAACTTTCGGGAGACCGCCAAGGAGCTGGGCATCAAGCCCAAAGCCTTTGTGGCATGGCTGCTGGAAAAGAAATTCCTTTACCGTGACCAGAAAGGCAAGCTGCTGCCCCGAGAGGACAAGAACAGCGGCCTGTTCGAGGTCAAGGAAGCCAAGAACGACAAGACCCAGTGGAGTGGCGTACAGACGCTTATCACTCCCAAAGGCCGAGAGACGTTCCGGCTGCTGTACCTGTAACTGAATAACCGACCCTGCCCCACACCGGGGCGGGGTTTTGTTATACATAGAGTAAACCATGAACTTTAACTACGACATCAAATTCACCGACAACGCCCCGCAGCTGCATGAAGCGCTGGACTCGTGGGCGGAGCGAGTGCTGACCATCTGGGGCATGAAGGTGCAGGACTATGCCCAGCTGCTTGTGCCTACTGGCACGGCAGACAGTACGGGCATTGAGGGCTACGTGGGCGGCGCGCTCAAGCAGAGCCTGACCTACGCCGTAGACCTTGCCAAAAAGACCGTGACCATCGGCAGCAACCTGTTTTACAGCGTCTATGTGGAGCTTGGCACGGGTATCTTTGCCGAGAAAGGCAACGGACGGCCCACGCCGTGGGTCTGGAAGGACTTCAACGGAAAGTGGCACTTTACCCGGGGCATGTCCCCCCGCCCATTCCTTCGCCCGGCGGTGGAAGAACACATTGACGAGCTGCGAGAGATCGCAGTGAAAGAAGGAAACAAGGAGGTATAAGGATGACCGAGCTTGAAAGCTTGAGCGCACAGCTTGAAGCTGCTGTGAAAATGCAGGGAGAAGCAGAAAGACTTTATCATGAGTCTTCCGAAAGAATTGAAGAAATCAAAAAGCAGATGCTTGAGGTGAAGAAAAAGAACAAGCCCAAGGCTGCAAAAGTCAAAGATTTGTTTGCGGCTGGTGCTCAGGCACGCAAAGCGCTTCAGGAGATGTGTGATAACACATACGGCGAAGGCAAAGCCAAAATTTCTGTTTTGGTCTATGTTCCGTCCGAAGCGCAGGACTATCCGACAGACACAGACTGTGAATTTTCGCTCTAAAACTAAATACTCAGCGGTTGGCGCACGGCGTCAGCCGCTTTTTTATGCCGTTTTAGCTCAGTCTGGCAGAGCACCGGACTTTTAATCCGGGGGCCGTGGGTTCAAGCCCCACAAGCGGCACCACACCGGCAGCACGTCCGGAAAATTAAACCTTATTGCCAAGCATGGCAGCCCGAGCAAGGGCAGAAAGGACTATCACATGGCACTCAAAAGAGCTGACATCCGCACGATTCTGGAGAACCCCGAAACCTCCAACGATGACAAGGCCAAGGCCATTCTGGACGCCCTGCACAAGGAGACGGACGAACTCAAAGACCAGCTGGATGCAGAAAAAACAGCCCGCACACAGGCCGAAAAGGACCGGGATGCAGCCAACGGCGGCAAGCAAGCCGCTGAAAAGGCGCTGACCGACTACAAGGCCCAGCAGACCCAGAAAGACACCCACGCAGCCAAGGAAGCAAAGTTCCGGGAGCTGCTGAAGGACGCCGGGGTGCTGGACAAGTATGCTGATCGGGTCGTGCGGCTGTCTGGCGAGGATATCGACAAGCTGGAGCTGGACGATAAGGGCGAGGTCAAGGACGCCAAGAAGCACGCTGACAGTCTGAAAGCTGATTGGAGCGACTTCGTGGGCACTACGACCACCACCGGCGCGAAGGTGGACACCCCGCCCACCAACACCGGCTCCAAAATGACCAAAGAGCAGATCATCAACATCAAAGACGCAAGCGAACGGCAGGCGGCCATTGCGGCCAACCCTGAAGCGTTCGGGCTTGCAGCAAAGGAGTAACACATGGCAGCACCCGAAAATCTTACCACTGCTTCCCAGATCACTACCTCTATTCGCGAGGTGGATTTTGTTACCCAGTTCCAGAAGAACTGGGACGCTCTGCGCACCATTCTGGGCATCATGCGCCCCATCCGCAAGGCACCTGGCACCAAACTGGTCTCCTACAAGGCAACCGTTGACGGCGGCCTGCAGGGCGGCACCGCCGTGGGTGAAGGCGAAGACATCCCTCTGACCAAGACCAAGGTCGAGCCTGTGGCCTATGACGACATCGAGCTCGGCAAGTGGGCAAAGGCCGTTCCTATCGAAGCCGTCACCAAGTACGGCGCGACTGTGGCCGTGGAGCGCACCGATACTGCGTTCCGCAATGAGCTGCAGAAGAAAGTTCTGACCGACTTTTACACCTTCCTCAAGACCGGCAAGCTGGTGGGCACCCAGAAGACCTGGCAGCGTGCTCTGGCTATCGCAAAGGGCGCAGTCCTGAAGCGCTTTGCCAACGACAATCTGGATGTAACCGAGGTCGTGGGCTTTGCCAACATCATGGACTTTTACGACTACCTGGGCGACAAGGAGATCACCGTTCAGACCGAGTTCGGCCTGAACTACGTCAAGAACTTCCTCGGTTACAGCACCCTCTTCCTTCTGCCCGATGCTTACATCGAGCAGAAGAAGGTGATTGCCATTCCCGTGGAGAACATCGACCTGTACTACGTGGATCCCGCAGACCGGGACTATGCCACCATGGGCGCAAACTACACCGTCTCCGGTGAGACCAACCTGCTGGGCTACCATACCGAGTACAACTACAAGAACGCCACCACTACCAACTATGCCATCATGGGCATGAAGCTGTGGGCAGAGTATCTGGACGGCATCGCAGTCGTGACCGTCGGCACGTCCAACACCGAGCCCGCTGTGGCCGCCTCTGAATCCACCGGGCGAGAATAAGAGGTGACTTTGAATGACTGTCCCCGAGCTGTGCAGATATACGCACAATTTTTTTGACCGGGCGGACGACCCCGTTGCCGGGGAGTTTGCTTTTGAGCCGGATACCGTGCCCGCCGGGGTAGTGCCGGGGCAGTATTTCCTTGTGTGCGGATCCATCTTCAACGACGGCGTGCACAAGGCCGGGGACGGCGATTTGACCGCCGAGACCTTCACCGGGACGGTACAGCCCATGCGCGTGCCGCCTGACTTCGTGGCGCTGGCTGAAAAAATCGACGCATACGACAAGGCACTCCCGTCCGGCGGCGTGTATGTGTCCCAGTCCTTTGCCGGGTGGTCCGGCACGATGGCTACAGGCACGGACGGTCTGCCTGCAGACGGCAAGACCCGCTATAAATCCGAGATCAATCAGTGGAGGAAGATGTGACATGGTCAACGCGTTCACTGCATCCACCGTGATGCAGAGCTTTACCCAAAAATACCGTTTTCAGACCCGCAGCTATGAGCCGGACGGCGTGGGCGGCTTTGTTTCCGGCTGGAAGGACGGCCCCGAGTTTGAGGCCGTGGAGCGCCACGACACCACCGTGGAAGCTCAGGTAGCAGAGCAGGCCGACACGGCATCTACCTACACGCTGCTGGTCAACACCGGTGTGCCTCTGGCTTTCCCGGACTACATCAAGCGGGTAAGCGACGGGCAGACTTTCCAGATCACCAGCGCGGCAGATGAGGGCAAAGCCCCGCCAGAATCCGGCATGGGACTGCGGGCCGTCAAGTGCAAAAAGGCGGTGCTGCCGTAATGGGGCCGTCTGAGAGCATCAACCGGGCACTGAACACGTTTTTTAACGGTTTTGGCATCCCGGGCTATCTGGAAGATAACATTCCTCCTGCCGCTTCACTGCCCTATCTGACCTACAAGCCCACCATCCCCGGCGGGTGGAACGAAACGGCATCCTTCCACGCCCGGCTGTGGTACCCCAGCAAGGGCGGCAGAGCCCCCATTCTGCAAACCGAGGATACGATCAGCGCAGCCCTCGAGGACAGCATAACGCTTTCCTGTGAGGGCGGCGCTATTCTTTTGCAAAAAGGCACCCCATGGGCACAGCCTCTTGACAACCCGCCCGAAGGGTATCTGTGCGAATATCTCAATTTTGAAATCACGCAATTTTGCGAGTAAGGAGCAATATGGCAAGAAAGTTTACCAAGATCAGCGCAAAAGCATTCGAGTCCATGCAGATCAATGCCGGTGTCGTGCTGAACAAATTTGACCCGTCCGGCACGACCGAGATCCAGGACGCAGACATCATCTGCGCCACCTCCGGCGGCGTGACGGCAGAGTGCAAGCCCAACATCACCGACCTTGGCGATGATGTGGACAACTGCCAGAAAAACACCGCAGAGCTGATGCAGATCGAGGACTACGACTGCACGCTGGCCTTTACGGCCCTGAACGTCACAACGGACGTCATCAAGCTGGCGCTGGGCGCTGCGGATGTGAGCGACAAGAAAGTCACGCCCCGCATGACGCTGGATTCCACCGCCAGCACCGGCGACTTCAAGGACATCTGGTGGGTGGGCGATACCATCGACGGCGGCTTTGTGGCCGTCAGGCTGATGAACGCACTCTCCACCGGCGGCCTGTCTCTCAAGACAACCGACAAGGGCAAGGGCAATCTGTCCGTCACCCTGACTGGCTGCCCCCGTATGGGTGACGACACCGTGCCTATGGAGTGGT